GTATTTTATCGCGTGCGCTCATTACGTTCCCGCGCTAGTTATCTTGACTGTGGCGTAAGCACCTCTTGCCCGTGGGTGGGCTTTATATTGGAGGCCAGCGTCAGAGTAACCCGTCCAAGTACCTGACTCTCTAGCAGCGGCATTTACTGCGTCCTCGGCAGTCTGCCCAACGTGAACAGACCACGTTACGTCACCACTTCCCCTAGCAAGTGCCGCACAGAGAGATGTTAGTTTGCCCTCAGTAACACCCTTGCTGTCGCCCAAAGCAAAAGGGCCAAAAACAATGTGAGAAGATATAGCGTTGCTGCCATCGTCCTGATCCAAAGTAGTTTTAAGGTTTCTTAGATATCCGTCCTTACCACCGAATACTACACAAGACTCTGATGTAGTTGTGTCCCTTCTAGCGTGGCAGGTTGATGGGCCATGATCGGCGTGGTAGGCCACAGGCCAAAATGCCGCCGATAACTTATCGCCCTCTAATCGAGTTTTAACGTCAATGAACCAATGAGCCGTGTTCGATCCATCATAGATGAACAAATGAACACCCCTGAACCGCAAGTCATACGTCATCGTCACCGTCTTAGCGGTTGTGTCTATGTCTAGTAGTTCTTCAGGTAAAATCTCTCTAGATACACTCGTAGGGGGCGTACCACACCCAGGGGGCATGACGTACAAACCATCTAAACTCATAAAGAATAAATACCCGCCTGCAACAATACACCAAGAGCGTTTATCGAGTATCCCTATCTCGGGATCTAACTTTCTAGCAGTTCCACCAAGAGCAGGATCGCCCGTAAGAATCCACAGAGATGAAGTACACCCCACAACTAGACAATTATGGTGATAGGGGATAAGGGCAGTAATTGGTTCACCAATCGCACCAGCGGATATTAAACTACCCGCCACAGGACGCTGTGCGTCTTCCGCTGTGTAATCCCAATCTAAAGGATTACCTTGTCGGGACATCTTAAAGTTCTGCGGATCGCTCGATTCAACAGTAACTAAACGATCCCGCCATGTAGTTATTGCGGTACAGTTCGTTGGAACAGAACCCTTGGCCCAATCCTGTAATACGGGCCTGAGAGTATCGTCATCAGGATCATATACCTTTATTGTGCGGACTATACGAAACTCTAGCCCCGTAGTACCCTCGGCATTTGGTGTTGTCGCAAACGTAATTGTAGTGCTAGAGACACTAGCAATTTCATGCGAGCCAGTGACTGTTCCGTCTGTATCACCACGGACATTTCGGCTAACACGAACGTCCGTATTTATGCCCTTAGTAGTCTCTTCCACCGTTACCACTCCACTTGCCTCGCATCCCAAACCGGCATTATCCACCGCCATAATAGCAATATCTTTACTGCCAAGTGATTCTGAGAACGTGACAACTACCGGCGTTCCCGGCAAGGCACCACCACTACAGGTTGCCTCACCCGATGGGACAATAGACAAACCCTCTATGTTGGATTCAACCGTCGCAGCATTGGCGTCATACGCTATGGGCGGGGTAGTCTCGACAGCACCACCAACCACCACCTGTAGGGCAAATGTCCCACCTGTGGCGGTTGAAGAAATTGTCTGAACCTCATCACACCCCCCACCCGTAAGATCATCGCTGGTGGGACGTATAAGTGATCGCAGGCTCCACTTGAGATCATTTTGAAATGTGACTTTAACCGGTGTTCCAGGCAAGGCTCCACCACTACAGGATATGTTGTTATTTCCGCTATCATCCTTCCCAATAGAAGATAAGTTCAGAAGGGCGGTTTGTATGGTTGCGGCACTAGCGTCGTGATCCAAATCCACAGTCCTTGCACCACGGTAACTAAGGTAGAAAGTTCCCCCAGTCGGTGTTCCGTCTATCGCTATTTCCTGAACTTCATTTGTCCCTGGGCCACGCCCGGTAATAACAAGACAATGATCGTCCTTGTCTACAGCGGGCGATAAGGCGGCAAAATTGCCCACACTAGAAGAAGTAAAACTCACACCGTCAGAGGCTATTACCCCATCTGTACCCCTGCAAACCCCATCGCCATAGTCCCCGATGTAAAGTTTGTTGCCCAGAGAACAACCCGTAAGAAGATTGCCCGTGCCTAGAGTTGGAAGAGTTCCCGAACTGCCGTCCTTGCCGTTGGCAACCTTTGTCATCGTTGAGGCATTAGATTGATACCACAACTCGCCGTTGGCAGATGCCAACAACTCTGTCTTTCGCTCAGAGTCCTCGACGTACAGTAGAGTCTCTAACAGAANTATCGGGTTGGAAGTCCCGCTTATCTGTTGGGCGAACGCCTTACCCAAGCCGGGGCGACTACCGCCACGCTCCCGGCCTTCAGTCCGATCATCGCTCCAAACATTCAGCGCAGAGGGTGTGGAATACGGGGCTTGTTGCTCGTATGCCCCCCTCTTGTCCAAACCCTTTGCGGGCCAAGATAAGGAAATCTGACGTTCTTTTGCCATGATCCATGATTACACTGTGCTAAGTGCTGCGGTATCATTCGCAGTAATAATCCACTTGTATCCACTGGTTCCGTTCGGGATGCTTGTCAATACAACGACATCACCGGCGTCACCGATGGTAATGGTGTTGTTCCCCGTAGTGTTACAAGCAGTCTCGGCTGTAACAACACAGTTCCCACCATCCGTCTTCAGTGTGAGGATAATTACTTGGCCGGACTTTACAGGATCTTTCAGGGTGCGAGTCTCTGCACCAGTAGTAACCAACTCTACAACCGTCCAGTTGCCCGTAGCGGTAATGCTACCAGCATCGCCAGGATCGCCCTGATCGAAGTCCGCTTTCAGTAAATCCGCTGTCATTCTGTGGCCGCTCACAAATACTCTCCTAGTTAAAAGTTAGTTTAACACCAGAAACATCGTCTGTTGCTGGCAATAGTTTCAACCACACAACCCCATCCAACGCTGCGGTGGGGATTTTCTGTGCTTCCTGTTGAGTTGCATTTATAATCTGAATCGCCGTAGAACCGTCAGAATCGTAGAGAACCCTATACGTTCCCGTCTCTGAGTCCGATACATAACAGTTGATAGTCTGTCCCGTCATTGAGGCAGGGCAGATGATTGTTCCCGCTTCAAATGGGCCAACTGCAATCGCAGGGGTGTCTGCAAGAGTAGAGTCCAAGTCTACGTCTATGGATACATATTGTCCGTATGCCATTTCTTTTTCCTATAGTCCTGGTATTACACCATTGATTTTAACGTAGTAAAAATTGCGGCCCGATGTTCCTGGGCTACTGTCGTAATTGTCTTGTCGGGTGTTTGGATCAAGGTTGGGGCCAAGTGAGTCTGGTGTGAATTGTCGCCTATCATGGTGAACTGCTGCAACCAATCTCTCTACAAATTCCTGCTTCAAGCCCGGTTTATTCCCGTCATCTAGCCTTTTATTCGCTTCCCAAAGGCAAGAAGATAGGATCACCTCGCCCAAAGATTCACCACCTAAAGGATAGGGGTTTGTAGAACTAATCTTCTCAGGCGAGCGATTATATCTGTATCTCAAGACGTATGAGGCGTCTGAGATGGGATGGAAGGTTATTCGCCACCTCTGCCCTGCATGGGTACTCTCAACCTCTGCCTTGGGCGATATGGCAAAATAGAAGGGCTTTGTGGCAGTATTGTCATTCTGTCGTGCCACCCTCAAATCGGCCTCAGAACGCTCTTGTATGGCAGTTCCAATGCTGTAGTCCGATTCATACGTTATGGGGCCGTTGATCCCGGCAAAGTCGTCAGGCAGCAAATACCAACGCCTGCGAAGGGTATACGAGGAACCCGCAGTAGCAGTAACGCCCGTGTCTGCTAGCGTTACCTGTGTAGTGCTTTGATAGCTGTCTATCAGGTATGTACTACCACCCACTACAATCTCGCCGGATGTAGCGTCCTCGGCCAACCAAGAGGGCCAAGTGGACGCTGCCAACGTCACCACGCCACTAGCCACAGTCACCGTCCCTGTAGTATCCGTTGCAGTAGTAGTAATCGTAGTAGTGGGACGCATGAAGGACCACTCATGGGCAATTGCCTCATTGGGAAGTGGCGGTGGATGATACACCGATCTCAAAGCCTGCTTGATGATATAGTCTACATCGTCTACCTGTTGGGTAGTCCAATTAGAAGGATCGCGATCATAGCCAACCTCCATGCCGATCTCACGCCTAAGATCACTATACTGAATTGATAGACTGGATTCAGCCATGTGCAGCGGCTACCTTCTTCTTGCGGACTACCTTGGAAACCTTCTTCTCAACCGGCTCAATCACCTTTTCCTCCACGTCCTGATAATT